CGCCCATTTCGGACAGGATTTCATCTGCAAAACGCTCAGAACGCTCCTTTTTCTGTAGCGCAATTCGGTTCTTAAGCCCCTGCTGTGCGGCTTGCTCCTGGGCTTTTACGGCATCCTGATACTGCTTGGTATACTCAGCAAGCAGCTTTTCTTCTTGCTCCAGCAGGGAGGGGTTGAAGAAGAAATCATCCTTGCCCTTCCTGATTATCTCTACCAGTTCGCGCTGTTCTTCCAGGCGGTCGTTGAGGCGAACCAGGTCACCCTCGGCAATGCCGTCTATCTTGGATGCCAGCTCTTCGCCAAGCCACTTGGTGAAGCCGACAGTCTCCTTGGTTGCTGAAGCAAGGGCCCCTGCCACATCAGCGATTGCCGTTCCCAGGGTGACCATGCTGTCTTGAAACCCGGGGTCAGTAACGATGCTGCGAAGGTCGTCAATGGCGGAGACAAACTCGCTGGTATCGGTCTGGCCGAACGTAACCAGCAGGTCATTTCGCAGCTGCTGCAGGGATTGGCCCACGGTGCGGGGCATTTGCTGGAATTCGCGGTCAATGCTGTCCGCGGTGGACAGCAAGGCTGTGGTGATGGCTTCAGCGGTAATCTTGCCATCGGCGCCCAGCTGTCGAAGCTCACCAATGGTGACACCCAGCCCTTCAGCAATGGCCCGTGCCAGGCGGGGGCTATTCTCCATCACGGAGTTCAGCTCATCGCCCCGCAGGGTGCCAGATGCCATGCCCTGGGCAAGCTGGCGGATTGCGCCTTCAGCCTCTTGAGCGGAAGCGCCCGACACCACAAAGGACTGGTTCACCGCCTTGGTGATGGTGAACAGTTCTTCGTTGGCCAGATCAAGTTCTTCGGTAGACCGGGCCAGCTTCGAGTAAAGCTGAACTGTTCCCTCAAGGCTCCCCCGGGTGTCATTCGCCAGCTTGTAGCTGTCGGCAAATACCTCGTTCAGCTCTTCCTGGCTGTCGGTAACCAGCTTGATCTGGCTGCGAAGCTCGGTATAGGTGTCAGACGCCTGCACCAGCTCACGCACCAGCAAGCCCGCGCCGACAGTGGCCAAAACAGTGCGCAGACCACGATACGCGCCGCTCATCTGGTCGGTGGCGCGGGTCAGGTTCTTGGTTTCGCGCTCAGTCTTGCCGGCGGCAGAATCGAGCCGCTTTAGGCTTCGCTCGCCACGGTCGATGTCTGTGCTATCAACCGCCAGTACCAGTCTTGCCGTTTCGGTCATGCCAGGCCTTCGCTCTGATTTGATCCAGACGACGCAGCACGTCCACTTCCCAGGGTAGGAGGTGGATCTGCTTCAGTGCTGCCCAGTGGTGGATCTCGGTGAAAGTGCAATCGCCCAGCTGACAGAACCACCCCCAGAGGTACTCCATACCTTCCGGGGGCGACTCAATCTTCAGGCTCTTGGGTTTCTTGCCGGTTTGCTTCCAGACCTGTTCCAGTCGCTGGCGCTGGCTGGTACCGGTCTTGGCGTCGGGTAAATCGAGGTCTATTTGCCCTTCCGCCCAGTCGTAGAGTCGCTGGACGGTTTCGTGAAAAAACGGGCATCGTTGGAGGCGTAGCGGTCGATCATGTCCCGCAGCTGGGGCGCCTCACGCAGAAGCTTCTGGACGTTTTCGGGGGTGCACTCCTCTTCAAAGGACCAGTCACCCACCAGGGCGGCGGTCAGGATCACTGTGCGATCCTCTGCTTTCACCTCGCCCTGGCCGGCAATAGCTGCCAGATCGGCCCGATAGGCCTCGGCCTTGGCTTTCTGGAAGCTGTCCGACCATTGAGACCGGATCACCAGATAGTGTTCGGTCTTTTCCCCTTCCGGGGTGCGCAAGGGCACCTTGATGCCCTCGTTCGCCTTATCCCGGGTGAAAAACGCATCCATCCCTACCATTACGCGGCACCTTTGGTGATTACGATTTGGCTCTCTTCGGTTTCATCAAAGAGGGCCATGATGTCCAGAGAAATGGTCACCTCGCCTTCGCCGCTCACGTCCGGCTGCCCGCTGTTGTACTTGATGCGCGGCAGTGTGAAAGCGTAGGCGTTGGTGCCATCACTCAGGGTGAATTCCAGGCTGGATTCAGTCTCGTTGAGGAACTTCTCGTAGAGCGCCTCGGATTCGAACCAGGCAGTGACGGAGCCGGAAAGGTTGGACTGGGCAATGCTCAGGCAGGCGGCAGTGTCAGAACCGACTGTAAACAGAGCTTTCAGGCCGTTTTCCAGGGTCAGAGACAGTTCGGTGATGATGGCGATGGCCGAACCGCCCTCCTCGATGGTTCCGGAGAAACTGTCAAACGGGCTGGATGTGGTCCCCGGGTCATAAGTGGCACCGGCGATAGCGGTCTGGGCCGGAGCATCCATGGAGCGACCAATCAGCCCGAAGTTGCTGGTGATAATCGCGTTCGGCGATACCGTCAGGTTCCAGGTGTTGAATTCGCAGCCCTTGTAGCGCAGGTACTGGCCAATATCGGCAAAGTGGCGCTCGATGGTGAATGGCCGGCGGACAACGCCAGCTTTCAGCTCATCGGTGCCTGCAGTAGGGGTGTCTACCTCCCACGTGCCGCAAAGCACCGCCTCCAGCATGGTGTCGAAGGCGCCGCCGTAGGAGAGCTCACAGTTGATGTCGCCACCGACCTGCTTGTTGCCATGGCGCATGTCAGCGATCTGCCGATCAGGGCGCAGTTCCTGAGACTGGATGGTCTCCTTGGTCAGAGCCAGCGTGGTGCCGGTCTGCCGGATGGGCGTAAAAACGGGAGTTGCCGGTGTGGTACCGGCAACAGATTCGGCCACCAGGGCCATAGAGTGGCGAGAGCCATTTGCAGGGCAGCCCATAGGGAACCTCCATCAAAGGGAAAGCCGCGTCTCACGACGTGGGCGTTTGGGCGTCTCACGACGGCCAATAAAAAAGCCCGCGATTGCGGGCCCAGGGAAATGTTCCCGGGTTCTCTCCCCCGGGAAGTCACACCACTCGATACTTCGCGCTGATCAGGCGCTTTTCTGCCCCAGGTGTCGGGGATCTTTGGTCCCAGTAGCTAGCTGGATGGCGCTGGTCTCTTTCTCACCCCAGTCCGCAAGGCTTCCCCCGGTGCGCGTCTCACCGGCTCGACCAAATCAATGCACCGCGCCCCCACGTCTCACGACGGTAGAGCGCAGCGGCTTTAACTGGTTTGAATTTCTGCAGAAACAGAGACGATGCTGGTGTACTTGCTGACTCGCTCGCCAATTGTATTTACCTGCATGTTGTTCACATCCACGCCAACCGAATACATATGGCCAGACTCTTCATGAAATTCCTGGATAGCCCTCTGGACCTTCTCCTGAAGGCATTTCAGCGACTTATCAATGGTGTAGCTCACGGTGTCGGCTCCATAAAAAAGCCCGCTCAGTGGCGGGCCGTGGGGTTTAGGCAAACGCCCGGTTGATCCAGGCGCTGTAATAAATCGTTATCGAAACGCGGCTCCAGTTATCCACCCGGCGCATCGGGCTGATGCCGCAAGAGCGAATCAGAACGCAGAGCGGGACGTAAACGCCGTACTCCTGGTCGATGAAATCCAGGTCCAGCGTTTCTGTTTGTGGTGGAGCCTCGAAACGGGCGCCAGCCTTGAACCGGGCGGCCACTTGATCGGCCTTTGCCAATAGCGGGCTGTCGCCGGTGTTCAGTGGCCAATTCAGGTCAATCTGGAAGACGCCATCGTGACGGTCTTGGCCGGTATCGCCCAGCGTAGCTACGCCCGGCTGTGCCGGCAGCACATGAACCCGCGCCCAAGGCGTGCCCGTCTCAGGGTCAAAGTCTTTGCCGGGCTTTGCCCAGGGCAGCCCAAAATCGCCGCTGATCCACGACTGAACCAGAGCGTTGCGAATATCGAGGAATCTCATACGCGGTTCTTCCGGGCTTCTTCTTCAAACAGGCGCTTAAACCGGGCCACGTTGCGGCGCAGCATGCCCTCCGGGGCCTTGGTGTGGGACCAGCCATCAAACTCAACGCGATAGGCGTAGGGCATGTTATTGCTGAGCATGGTGACACTGCCGCCCTGAATGGCCCGCACAATGGCTTCCATTTCGGCGGTGGTGGCACTGCCATCCTTGTCGGTGCGGCCATTCTCTGCCGATGCGGGGGAGCCTGTTGTGGTTTGCCAGTCACCGCGCAGGCGGCCATCCAGAACCGGGGTGTCCATGATGACCGCCCGAAACAGCCTCAGCTCAACGCCTCGTGCTGTTTGCTCCATCGAGCGCCCGGCCTTCTTCGAGAATGACCGAACATCCGATGCAAAGCTCATTTTCTCACCTGAATCTCATGGAGAAGGGTTTGCCCAGCAGGGCGCAGGGTCTTGATGCGAATAATCGTCCAATCAATACCGTCCACGGTGACCGAATCCGTCACTACCGGGTCAACGTCAAACGGAGCCAGCAGCAACTTGCGGTCGCTGGTGCGGATCTCGTTACCGGCGGCACGGGAATCACCGGCCTCTTTGATTGAGTAGTTCAGCAGCACGCCGTTCGGGGTGAAGCTTTCCGGGGTCTGGCCGGTCACATCACCAGTGAGCGGATCTTCTGTGCCGCCCGTTACGCGGGTAATAGTCACCGGCTGGCCGAACTGCGCCAGAAGCCGCTGCGCTGTGGCCGCCTGTCTGTCGTAAAAGGCACTCATGCCCGGACAGCCAACAGCCCACGGGTTACCAAGAAATCAGCAAACTGCGCACGGCTGGGCCGCTCAGGGGCCGCCCACATCAGCTTGCCGGTATTCTCGATTTGGCCATACTCCACTTCCAGAACGTCTACCTTCTCTTTTGTGACCGGCCCTTGGCGCTGGTCTGGCGGGTTTGTCTGGTCGTTGAATATCTCAGCAGCCAAGGCCATCTGGCCATACTCAATACGCGAGGGGATGTAGTCGTTTGACTGCAGTTGGCCATCTGTCCACACGTTGGAGCGAGGCCACGCCAGCGCCTGGCCAGCATTGGCCCGGTGACCCTTCCATTTCATCACGTTCATCTGGACGGCAGCCTGGCGCAGAAGGGCTTCCTGCTCTGCCTCAGTGTCAGGCACGGTCACACCATAGAGGGTGCCGTAATCAGCAAAATCAGCTGCCGTGGCGTAGCTTTCAGCGTCAGCCTTGCCTGTGCCGTCCTCGATGATAAGGGCCATGCCTGCTCCTGCATTCCGGCTTACCAGAATGCCTCAAATTGGGTAACTGAAAAGGGGGCAAATGCCCCCTTGTTCACTCGCCAGCCTTATCTGCCGGCGCTTTCTTTTCGGCTGGCTTCTTTGCCGGCGCTTTCTTTTCGGTCACCTTCGGCAGATCCTTTTCGGGGGCTGCGTCTTTGCGACCATTCTCGGGCACAAAACGGGCATCCACAATACGGACGCCGGACTTCTGGGCCAGCGCCTTCACATCCTCGTTATAGCGAGTGAAGGGGCCGGGCAGATACCAAACAGGCGCTTTATTCGCCATGGGTCATTACTCCTTACTGAGCAGCGTCGCCAACAGCGATAACGCCTGCAGTGTGTTTCACAGAAGTGGCCACTTGGTCCCAGTTGGTGCCAGTCGCCAGCTCTGCGTCGGTGGGTGACTTGCCGCCGTTCGCTTCATCCCAGGTGTAACCTTTCAGGCCAAGGCCGAAGGTGTAATCCACCTGCATGGTGGTTTCGATGCGGTCTTTGCCGTTGCTGGTTTCGATGTTGCTGATCACATCGCCCCCGTCATGCACGATGGCCGCTGACTCAACCAGGCCCAGCACCTTCTGAAGGTCCGGGGTGCCCGCTTCGGACAATGCCGGTGCATCGGTGACAATCACCGCCTTACCCAGAATATCCACAACCTGGACGTTCTGAGCTTGGAACAACTGCGGGGTGTTGGTCAGGTTCTGGCCAATCAGCTTGTGATACACGGCGCCGGTCATCACGTTGGTGATGATGTTGCCGCTGTGGTCGCCAAACTTCGCATGTGCTGAGTTCAATGCGCCGTAATCCAGGCCAGCAGAGCCGGACACATCGTTGGTGGCATCGCTGTTGTTCTCGATGGCAGCAACCAGTGCCGCAATGGCCGTGTTCAGCTGGTCGGACATGAGCGCTTCCGCAAAGTTACGGCTAGCCACCTCAATGCCCTCTGCGGTCGGCTTGCGCAACCAGGTCAGCTGGCCCGGCTCAAACAGGATCGGGCCGAAACCACCGGCAACCTTCACGGAGCTGTGCTTCAGCTGGGTCAGGTCAGTGGCGGACGCGGAGCCATTGGCAGCGTAGCGGTCAACCCGACGCTGAGCACTGTGGATGGCTGCGAAGAAGGATTCTTGCAGGAAGTCACCATCGAAGCCTTCAGTGGTCAGGCGGATGGAGTTGCGGCTTGCGGCGTTAAATTTTTCCACCATCTGGGCCAGCGTCTCGATGGTTGCCGGCATGATGTACTGGTTAAACACCTGCATATCGGAAAGTGCCATGATTTGTTACCTCAATTATTCAGTTCAGGGAAACGGTTTTTGATTGCGGCTGTACGCTCGGAACGATCACCGCCCAAGCTGCCTTTTGTTGCGGCACCGCCGCCATTACCGCCCCCGCTGGCACCGCCACCAGAGGCCTTGGAAGCAACAATCAGCGGCGCAAAGGCCGGATCGTTGCTGAATTCTGCTTTCAGTTCGTCCACGGTCATCGCGCTGGGTTTGCCCTCGGCATCCAGCACTACGGTGGTCGGCTTGCCGTCGCGAACCTCCATGGACAAGCGGCTGGTCAGGTGCGGCTGGAGCGCCTTTGCGCTGCCCTGCACTGCAATCTCGGCAGCAATGCCGGACGCCACACCAGTGACCATTTGTTCCTTGAGCCAGGTTTGGTGCTGCTCAACCTCGCCCTTCAATTCGGCTTCACGCTTTGACAGCTTTTCCTGCCAGCTCT